ACCCAGTCATTGTAGAATGCTGCTACAGATGAAGAGCCTTTGTTTCCCCACCAGTAGTAGAGAGCTCCACCACTTTCTACGATGTAGTAGACCTGCTCAGTGTTTTGTTTTGCCCATACAAACAGTGCATCGACTTTGCTGACAAACAACTTCTTAAATTTTGCTGTATCGAGTCCTGGTGTGAAAGACGCTTCTGGATTCCACCAGGGTTCTATCCCTCTGTCAAAAAGCCATCCACCACCAAGAGGGTCAACCCTTGCAGCAGTAACATCATCAGCAGCATTCTGAGTTGGTGCTTGCCAACGCTGTTCAATACCTGCTAAGTTATTGAAGCTAATACGTTGTTTTCCCTGAGCTGCCATTAGTTAAGTCTCCTGAGGCTTGTGTTGTCATAAGGAGCAAATCCGTTACCGCCACCGATATTGAATCTGCCTCTGACAATGTTACTATCGATATGGTCGCAGTATCTCTTTTCAAGAGATTTAACGTCTTTATCAATTCTGCGACGGTATGTATCCGACATTGACATGTTACCAAGCTTCAGATAGATTTCTTCTAGAGCTTTGTAGACAAGCAGCTGATGAAATTCGTATGGCATCTGAGGAGTATCAGTTGCCTCAGCAAGAAGAGGTGGTTTGTAGACGTATCTCATTTCTCCAATACGAATGAAGTTCTGGTCGACTTTTGAATAATCTTCGTCAGCAGCAAGTCTAGTGACTGTTACATCCCAAGCATCAACACGAGGATAAGGACGAATCCTCAGGTGTTGTCCATCAATCTCAATGTAGCGAGAGTTTCCGTTGTCAATACAAGTGAATTTTGTAACTGTTACGCTTGACAGTGTGTCAACAGTTACAATTGGAAAGAGGTAGTTTGGAACGTTTCTTGTTGATGACATTCCTGGGTTATTGAATGTTTTCCATGCTGGCAAACCAAGTCTTTCGCCAGTTGAGCGGTTAAAGTTCTCATTCCAGAACACAATCTTCTTGTAACCTTCCCACTGAGTTGGAACGGTATCTTTTGTCTGGAATGTATCAGCAATGATTTCTTGGTTATCCCAAGATAAAAATTTGATAGTCAAACTGTAACTAAGAGGAGGTTGACCAGAAGTGAATTTGACAGTCTTTGGCTCTGAAAGAGCTCCAATTTGTCCGTCTTTGATAAATGCCCAACACACTTCGAGATAAGTGTTATTTAAGAATCCTTCGTTATTTTCAAGAGGTGCGAAGTCAAGAGACAGCGTTTCTCCAGGAGGAATAAACTGAGGTGGTGTCCAAACGAAAGCCTCAGCATAAGCTGCCTTGTAGTCTGTTCTAAGGTTGAGCTCCTCATCTCTTCGCGGCAAGATTGCTTTTAGTTTACCGTAGGGAGGTAATGCACCCGAGCCCACGTTCGAAGGATTGTCTCTATGAGCTAGAGAGAGGAGCTCTAAAGTGTCATTAGGAAGAGCGTAATAACGCTTCTTGATTACCCAAGAAAGGGAATCAGTGTCAGTAGTACCAACAAAAACCTGGTCAAGAAGAATTTCACTACCGCTTACAACTTTAGAGATAGTGTATTCGTAGTTGTCCAAATCAAAGATAGCGCCTTCCCAGTCGTCAGGAGTCAATCTATCCATGACAGCAGAAAAAGTAACGCGTCTGCTACCTTTTATGACTGAAGCATTGACAGGAGTTCCTGAAGTAGTGTCACGAGTTGGAAGAATATCTGGAAGAAATTTGAACTGCTTAAGTTTCTGAGAAAACGTCCAGCGCTTCAGCGACCAGATGTTCAGGTATGCGTCATTTAGTAACTGGTCAAGCTGGTCATTAAATCCCTGAAGGTCAGGGCTGTAGTCAAGAGTGTTTTTGACTTTTTCTCTGAGAGCTGTCAAATTCATTTTGTAAATTCTCCCCGTTGTCTCAATTATATATGTAACACGTTGTGAGTATCAAATACAAAGCTGCCTCACCCCCGAAAGAGTGAGGCAGCGGAGAGTCTAATCAGCGATTAGAACTTCTTGTATACCCAGACTGGAGCAACGTTGGCAACGTCGGCTGCTAGAGCAACACCACAGAAGCCAATATCACCAGTTACGCCAACGTGGGCGCGACCTGCAGTGGTATCGACGACCAGAGGGTCACCAGCAACTACGGCACCGTCGACGTTAACTTTCTCAGCGTATCCGCCAGTGATTACGTTGATTTTGCTTCCGGCAGTTAGAGAACCGTCAGAATCAGCTGAACCAAGGCAAACACCAACTACGAGAGAGTTACCAAGTGCAACGTTAGTTGCCTGGATAACAGTCAGAACGCGTTCAGCGCCAGTCTTACTTGTGTCGAACTGGAGCCAGTCACCTACAACTACAGTTGCGCCTGCGATGAAAGTCTCAACCGTTCTACGGTTTGAAACATCTGGAATTGCAACTGATGTGTAAGAACCTGGAGAACCAGTGATGTTAGAAACAAACGCAGTACCGTCTAGTTTCTGAATGAGATTTGAAGTAGCCATTTTTTATTCTCCTTTTAGACCTTAATCTTAGCTCTCGGCGTCGAACAGGAGGCCCTGTCCACCGAGGAAGTCAGCGATAAGCTGAGCTTTAACATAGAGTTGAGCTGCACGAGCAGTGGTCCCCGAAATGTATTCGAAAGGAGAGACTGCGAAGTCTGCATCTTTGTGGAAGACAAGCTTTACGCCATCGTAGTTCAGGAGGTAAGCAGAGTAGAAACCTGCACCAGCTGAAGATGAGTTAGCAGCGAAACCCATTACAGGGTCAGCTTCAACAAGGGCACCGGCCCAAGCGAGAGCTAGACGTCCACCATCGAGAGTCTTCTCATCAACGTAACGCTCCTGAGCACGGAGGCTCTCGCGGTAGAGTGAGAATGCCTTCTGGCTCATAATAACGTGCTTGATATCGCCCATAGGAGCAACAGTCGAAGCAGAAACACCAAGCTCGGTGAGACCACGAAGACCGTTGGTAGCAAAGTTACCAGCAACGTCGAAGAACTGGTTCTGCCAGCCTGAGACAGGGAAGGTGACCTTGGAGATACCACCAACAACGTTGGTCTGAGCAGCTGGAAGTTCAGGCTCGATGAAACCAGCACCACCAGCTGTATCACCGTTGAGGGTGTTTAGAGCTGTAAGAACTGTGGAGTTACCTTGAAGCATCTGCTTGTTCATTTCTCGACGAAGCATGCCCATTACTGAACGCATACGTGCTTCGACAATCTTAACGACTGCCTTGTCGCCGCTGTTCTCGAGCTCTTCCTTCTTGGTGACTACGATAGGAGCGGTGAAATCGCACCAGTCGTAAACAGCAGGACGAAGAATGTCGTTAACGGCTAGTGAGACGGGCTCATAACCGGTAGCGAGCTGAGTGATTGTGGAGTGCTCAGCGAGAGCAAGTGGACGCTGGATTTTGATACCGCCGTCTTCAGTCTCGATACCACCGTTCTTGCGGATACCATCGAGAAGAGCAACTTTCTTGTAGAGTTCGTCAACCTCTCCGTCCCTGATGCTGTATAGGGTTGAGGAGAGGAGGTCATTACTGATAGCCATGTTATACCTCTGTTAGTTAAATTTGTGCATTCTAAAGTTTGTGGATTATCCGACCAATTCGGGTTCCTGTTAGAGACCTCCTCCCCAATTGTCGAAGCAGTGTCCTGATGGGTTGCTTCTGTAGCCCGGGAAAGGTTGCGGCTTATATTCGTATGTATTACACCACTTTCGACTATTCATCTTTTATTTTCAGACATCGATTTGTGGTAGAGATATGCATCATATGCATTCTTAAATGCTGGAGTTCCTTTTGGAGTAGCTGCTGAACCACCGCCAACTTTCTGAAGTGTTTGCGCTCTTGAGTTCTTTTGCTCTGCAATACGCTTTCTTTCCTCAGCAAGTCGTGATGAATCAATCTTTGCCTTTACGATGTAAAAAGCATCTTCAAGTTTAAGCTCTGGACGCTCTTGCAACATCTGAAGAATTGGTGCACGGAATTCTGGCTGAGTAAGTTCAGGGTTCTCTCTTTTGAAATTTTCAAGAGCAAGCTTTCTTTGTTCTGCCTGAACCTGCTCTTGTGCAGGACGAAGCATTTCCTGAAGCATTAGCGTAGCCTGTCTCTTAATTTCTTTCTTCATTCCTTCTGGGTCATAGAGGTCATGTTCTGCTTCTGTGTCTACTTCTTTGACCATTTTTGCAAGAGGACCATCAAGAACGCCAGATTTTGTGTTCGTTAATTCTTGGCGAAGACGCTCAATCTCCCTTCTTTCTTGCGAAAGTGCACCAGTTTTTCTGCTGTAGTCAGCCCTCAGATTTGCAATGTGCTTTCTTACATCCTCAGGAACGTGTGCCATCCAATGTGCAAGCGGCTTCATTCCTTTGTGATTTGCGTCATCAGTCAATTCTGGGTAGTCTTCTTGTGTAAGACCCATGATTTCGTCAATAGTGATGTCAAGTTCGTCGCTAACTGTCTCTACTGAGGTATCGTCGACGACGGTCTCAGTTCCTTCATCAAACATTTTTTTCTCCGGTTAGTATTGTGCGCCAATTTGTATCGAAACGTCTGCTATGATATCTGCAAGGTGACCAAGTAGTTCCTCAGCTTCTTCCTTACTAATTCCGCCTCTGGCTGAACGAACAAGTTCTCCAATAAGAATACCAACAAGTGACCACGGAATTTTAACTTTGTCTTTCATTACATTCTGCCCATCATTAGTGAATCGGCAGCCTCATCAGCCATTTCTGGCATAGGGGTGCGCTCTTCATCAACGGTCTCTTCCTCTTCAGGCTTTGGCTCTTTTAGGAATCTTTTAAATTCCATTGACTTTGCAATCTGACCAAGCTTTGCTGCCATGAGCATAAGAGCCCTGTCATCAGTAATTCCGTCAAAAGAAAGTGCCATGCTTTCATCAAGCATGTCTGCCGCAATTGCATCATCAACTGCTGCAATAAACATTGAAAGAACCCTTACAAAATCTGTAGGAAGCTCTGTGATATTTTCTGTGATTTCTGGGTAGTCAGGAGACTGACCAAATAGAGGAAGAAGTACGTTGGTAGCTTTTACAAGCGGACGGAGTCCCTTAGGCGTAAACTTGCCTTTTGGTGCGATTGTTGCGTAGGTCTCATCGTCTGCTTCTGTGGCAGCATCACCCATACCAGAAGCTGGGCCTTCCATCTCTACTTCGATTTCTACTTTTGGCATCTTCTTCATCTTGTCGCCCTTCATCATTTTCATCATCTTACAATCGCCTCCTCAGTGTTATAGATATCGTCTACTCGGCCACTGAGACAATCCTCAGCACTCCAAGTTGCAGCAACTGCATCTTCAGGTTTCATAGTCTTCAGATTTTCCTGATATTTGTTTGCGTAATTTGCCTGTGCTTCCCATTTACTTGCAAGTTTGTTTTGTGTGGATTCAATCCATCCATGACCAAGGTCAGATTCTGCGATGAAACCTTTTGCCTTCATCGCCTTTGCTTCTTCATGTGTGTTTGCAACCTTACGTCCAAGAGCTGATGACCACTGACCACCGTCAAGACCATTCGACCAGCCTCCATGCCAAAGTCCTGGAGTCTTTGCTGGAAGCGAAGGAATTCTGAGTGCGTAAGTTCCATCTTCTCCGATAAGTTTCTTTGGCACATCTACATTGCTTTTGAAGAATTTCTCAAAAACATCTTCTGTAGGAATGCCTTCTTTCGTGTAGATTCTAAAATCAAATAGTGGCACAGTTTACCTCTTAAAGTTTATTGACGATTTGTGCAGCTGAATTCATTTGTTCGGTCGGACCAGCTTCTAATCTACTTGCAGCAGCGCCGGTTGGAGCCTTTACAGCACCTGTTGGAGCCCTTGCAGCTGCGATTGCTTGTGCAGCTGCATCAGTAAATGTTTTTGGAAGCTCGTAAGCTCTGACGATTTCATCTAGAAGCAAGTTACTTGGAACACCAAGAGACTGAAGAGTTGGAAGTAGAGCAACAAGATTCTGCTTCTTCAGTGCATCTGCAAGTGGCTGTGAGCCTTGGTCAAGAGCTGCAATTTTGAATTGCGAATCAATGTCTGTAGGTGTAATGACCACTGCTCGACCACCAGCTTCAACAACTGCACGGTCACCTTCTTGCGAAAGTAGGTGAACAAAGCGCAAGTAGCATTCTGTAATACCTTCGATAAGGTTGTCACGCTCTCTTGCAAGTTTGCCCATTTCAGAAGCTGCGTATGATGCAATAGCAGTAATTTCAGTTGCTGAAGCTTTAGTGGGTTGACCAGCGAATGCTTGAATAACTGAACCTCTTGTGATATCAGACTCGATGTAAGCTTGGTAACGGTCAAAGTTTGATGAGATTGGGGTCACCCCAACTTCTCTAATGACGCCATCAAGTGAGTCATTATCTACTGCAATCATAGCACCATCAACACCAGCTGTAATCTTTGCGAGAGCTTCTTCATCCATTGAGCCCTCTTTGTAGATGTACTGACGAGAGTCACGACGAACAGAGTTTGCCCAGTAGGTTCTGAGGATGTTCTTTTCGTAGAACTGGTCGTAAACACGACCCATAGCAGAAATGCCTTCCATAGGAGAGTCTGGGATTCTGCTGTAGTAGAGAGTTTTGATTGGAGGCAGTGGCTGATTGTCGTATGTTCTGAGAGGGATTTCAGCATCCTCTAGAAGAGATTCACCATTTTGCCACTGAGGAGACCAGAAGTAAACACGGTCCCTAACAAGGTCGTAAAGCTCTACAACTTCGATATAGAGGTATGAATCAGGTAGGTCATCGATTGAACGACGTGCCTGACCATTGTAACGAGGCTTGCTTCCATCCTGACCGTATTCGTCAAAGTAGTCCATCTTTGGAATTGCTGTGAACTTCTTGGCTCCATAGCGTTCTTTTGCTTCAGTCACATTCAGGTAATATGTGTGACCAATGTAGCGTTGCTGAATAGGAGAGCCTGCATCACGGTCTACAATTACTTCCCAAGGCGGAACTGCAACGACTTCAGACTTGTCAAGCATCTTTTCAGTCTTCTGAGGGATTAGCTTTAGTGCTGAGAAGTCGTAAATTAGCGCAAGTCGAGATGCATTCTCAATCTGCTCTCTTTTCTGGTAGAGCCACCTGTTTGCAATTGCCTGAGCAGCTTCAGGATTTGCGACACCAGTTCCAGTTGCAGCAATATCCTTACCGACCACAACTGCAGGAGCCCTTGTGAAAAGACTTGCAATGTAGGATTCGATGTAGGTGTAAGCATCTGGAGTTTCAACACGAATCATCGTGTCATCAGCTTGAAGTGTGCGCCAAAATTTCGTTTCATAAACGTCACGATACTTCCTCATCTCTGAGGATTTTTGCTGCCAATAGTCATCATGTTCGTTTTTGATGATTCTGATGAGCTTGATGGTATCTTCTTTGTTCACTAATATCTCCTAGTTGGGCCGCAACCCGCGCCGTGGTTTAGAACTATTTTCTGGACACGCCTCTGTTTAATCCAATCTGGCAAAATATGTATGTCTGGCAATCTGACTTTGTCTAAACAGACTGAAGCAAGTGCAAGGGCTACAGCAGAGTCTGAGTGGCTTCCTGCTTCTCTTGGAAGTTCAATAGTACCACGTTCAGAAACTGTAATTGAACGCAGTTCTTCATACGTTAATTTATCAATATGGCGCATCTCACCAGATTGTATCACAGATTTTAACTTTTCGAATGCGAGAGCTTTTGATTTAGCAGATGTCACCCAATCCTTTCCGTCAGGACCTTTCCAAAATTTGCCCCAGCTCTCATGGCGCATCTGGTTAAGAACAATGCCACCAAAGTTGTTTGCTTCTACTAAGACAAGAGCGTTCTTGTAGTCTGTTGCAATGTCAATAACAACCTCAGACAAGTTTGTCGGCTCAACAGTGTTACTTCTCCATACTGCAACTGGTGAACCTGTCATTTTAGAGATGACGAAAATTACTGAGTAGTCTCGACCTACACCAGCTGCAACGTCAACGCCAATCGCATATGCATCATTCTCTTTTGGCTCTTCAAAGACTGACCAGGATGGGTCGTCAATTGTCAGGACATCAACATCTTTAAAGTCTTCTTCCTTGAAGTATGTAGCTCCTGTTACGAGATAGGCTTCTTCGGCTGAAGCAGGATATTCTCTTCTAAATTTCTCTATGCCTAATTTTCCGATTGTTGAACGTCGCCAAAGAAGCTGTTCTTCTGAAAGTTCGTACTTGTCACGTAGTTCTTCTTCATCAGGACGCCAACTGAGGGGAATCGGTGAGCCGTCTTCTTCAAGTGGTAACGACATCTTGTAGGCCTTGTGACCCCACCAAGGGAAGAAGAGTCGATTCCAATCAGCTTCTCCACGTTCAGCCCTCATCCATTCTTTATGAAGACCATCACCCCAACGGTTGGCAGTTGATTCCATTATCATCTTACCACCGTTCAGTGCTGCAATTGCTGTTGCTTTTAATTCTTCACTGTTGTCAGCAAATGCAAATTCTGAAATGTGGAGAGCGTTACAAGAGAATGAACGAAGACCACCTTTACCTTCAGCAGAAACAGCAATGACACCTGCACCTGTATCAGCAAATCGAAGTTCGTTACCGTTGTCAACAGAAATTGGACGCTGAAGAGCAGGAGGAAGAGAGTCATTCATCCTCTTTATGATTTGAAGAAGGTGTCTAGCTGAGGAGGCTTTGTGGCTCATTGTTGCGAGGGTAAGGGGCTCTAGAGAGACGAATGCCTTCTGGAAGAGCCAAGCAACGATAATCGTAGACGAGCCAATCTGTCGACCTTTGAGAACAAGGACATCGCCTTCGCCTTCGAGAGCCTTCACAATTTCTATCTGCTCATCATTTGGAAGAAGAGGGACTCTGTGTCCCTTCTTATCTACAATTCCAAGTTTGGAAATAAACTTGATAGGGTCGAGAAGCGTGTCTCTCCATGGCCCGCTGAGTAACTTACGTAGAGGGACACCGCCCGACCGACCACTTTGGGGACCAGCCATTATTCATCCTCTTCTTCTTCATCATCAACAACTTGGAGGGGAGGAGGTTTTCCCCAGCTACCGTAATCTTCATCACCGTCTCCGCCTTCTGGAGCAATTTCTTTTCGCACCCTCTCAAGATTGACGAGCGTATTTACGAAGCCCACAATGTCTCGGCCTGAGAATGTTCTTGACTTACCTGGCACACCCTTTTCAATTTCTTCCTCAGTAAGCTTTAGCATTGACCAGACAAACTGGTGAACGTCACGGTTACGGTAAGCTCTTCTTGCGGCAATACCAACTGTTTCTCTGCGTGGCATGTTCCCTCCATGCAAATAAATATACACATTGTTCCCACCCCGACTCTAATTTCTCTACGAGCGCGGGAAATTTTTGAGCCTTCCTTTTTCCTGTGAGGGCTTTTGTCGCCTGTAGAGAGGTCTCCCTCAGATTCCTAAAAAGTCGGTGAGATATTCGGGGGACCAAGCGTGTTACTACCAGAACTTAAGAGTGAAGGCCTACCGAAATTAAAAAAGTAACAGTAACATAGAAACTAAAGCCGTAACAGTGACTATTGGAGGACGGCGGTAAATTTGACTGTTACAAAGAACACAGCGCGCTCCGCCTCCTTAAATACTCGTGTTACTGCTAAATACAAATATCTATTTAACGGAGAACAGGAACACATGAGTAACAGGAACTTTAGCAGTAACAGGAACTTAGTGGGTGCTAAAAAAAATACATGTCTCACGATGTGACGGCTTTCTCTAAGGGCTGGTCCCGCGATAAATCATTGATTGCCGGCCGCACACGTCGAACGCGGCATGGCGAGGTCATGATTGAACGCAGTGACCAGTGACCCAATTTTTTTGTGACTGAGGGGATTGTGACTACTTTCTGCGCCTATGGGTGAGAGCGATGTACATGATGACGGCGACCGAACCTGTTCTCGGCATTAAGTTCTCCAAATACAAGCAGTAACACGAGTCACCAAACACATCGAGTAACACGAGTAAATGAATAGTCACTGTTATTTTTTGAGTACTAGTTTCTCCGAGAACACGAGCCTCTATACACAATCAACGAGTAACAGTGACCCGCTAAATCACATGTCACACTAAATCACTATTTTCTTGTTTACATTTAGCGGCGGGCGCCAGGTCTACCGAGACATCCAGAGACACCGTTGAGATAAAAACTATCCCCCAGTGACCACTGCCATACATTTTACTGTAGACTGTGAGACTGAGGGATTGGAATTGGGGAACAGTATGTAGAGAACTTTTTTAGCCGTCTACAGGAGGTGCTGCATAATGACCGATTATCTCTAAGTCAGAGGGACGAGACCAAAGATAGTGAAGCTCGTGACCTGTCATTACATATAGTGCTTCAGACGGTGTTGTAGTAGAGTACAGGTAATAACTTGCCGATGGTAGAGAACTTTGGAATCTGAGTGGTTCATTATCTGGTGTCTTTAGGTCTGGGTAGTCATCTACAACAAGACTGACACGCTTTCCCCCTTGCGTAGATGTCCACGAGATTACTTCCCCCTTCTTAGGCCACCTATAATTTATTTTGTTATAGTCGCTCTCTTTGAATCTTACGCCTGACATTTTCAGTATCCCTCCGATTCACGAGATTTGACTGAGTGACTTCCATTTAAGATTGTAATGGAATCTATTGGCTCTTTAACCGGAGTGTCTCTGAGTACCCCTGAGATAATCTCGTAAAAGGCTGGATTGAATGCTAAATGATTTACCCGGTCGTTCGTAAGTGGCTGGTCATAAGTTCTAAGGACCTGAGATGCCGTTGTTGTGAGAAAAGAAGAGATGACTTTCGTAACCCATCCTACCGATGCGTTCATCTCATCGGCTATCTCATTGATTTGCTTGCCTGGGATATCGGTGACGTATGCTCTTTTATTTCTCTTAGGGTTCATTTGAGTTGTCTCCAATCGCGATTGTTTTGCGGTTGATGTGTCTGAGAATCGATGTAAGCTCATGGATTTCTTCTTTGAGTGTCCCCATCGCTTCTTTCTTTTCGGCTATCTTCGCCTCAATAAAATCTGTCTCACCAAGTGCACCACCTTCAGAGAAGCACTTTGGACACTGCTTACAGAGCCACCCTTTCTCTTCAGGAGTGCGAGGCACGTAGAGATGGTTGAAATGCCAGAGTGGGTGTACAGCCCCGCAGGTTTTACAAGTCCTAAAGATTCCTGTCATCGTCCGCTCCATTGAGTTGTGTGGTAGAAGTAGTCGCCCATGAGAGCCTCCATAAGACTAAGTATCTTCGAGAAAGTGCTCGTTTTTAGAGAACGGAAAATAGTTCAAAAAAACTTGACCCCGTTTCCTTCCTTTTTCCTTCTCACCGAATTATTAAGTCCATGTGTGGCGGTATAATCAACCAAGGAGTTGATGATGCTTGACAAGATTGGCGAGTTTTTGTTTTTCTTGGTGTTTGGCGTCTTTGGTTTTATTCTTGAAAATGCTGTCTGGCTTGTCCTTATCGGATTAGGTCTGTGGGCTACTTACGAGGCTTTAGGTCCTTGTGTTACTCCACTCGCAGTTCTTTTTGCAATGAGTGGGCTTCATCATTTGTTTCGTAAATGATGCGATTAGTCTTCGCTCCATTCGCCCTTCATCCAGAGTCCGATATCGACCTTCTTTCCAATCGAGGTCGTAGGCTTCCACAGTTCGGGCTTCATCGCTCCCTCGATAATCTGAAAGCGTGGGTCATCGAAACCGTTCAGTCTGAAGTATCTGTTTTCGGTCCTCTCTCCGTTGTCGTCAGTTGATGTCCCCTTCAGAAGCTCAAGCTCTCCCTTCTGCCAAGAACGAAGGATTTCTTTTACGTCGACGAGATGAAACTTTCCGCAATGAAGTACGACCATCATCACGTCTACACGAGGATTGTTGTAATGCTCTTTTGCAGTCTCGATGATTCCTGTCAGTTTCCCCCATGTTTTCACTTCCATCCATCCTTGCTGACGATAGAGTGAACGGCAAAACTTCACATCGATGTAGACTGTAGAGCCTTCAAATTCTCCTTTGAAGTCGTATCCTCTGCAACGTGGGGTGTGTCTGAGGTGTGGCATGATGCTCTTAACATGTTCACGCCACCATCTTTCAGTGTCATTGCCGAGGTCGTAATAGTCTTGACGATTCATTTGTATAGCGCTCCTTAAAGATAAATATCTCGAAGAAAGCGCTCATTTACTTATACAAACAAAAACTTCAAAATAATATCTCTTCATCTAAATCGGGTGGTCTGGTTTAGATGTGTGAATGCCTCACACTGTCACTGTCATCCTGTAATGCGTTGAAGAGAAATGAGCTCCCTCTGGAATGAACAGGGTGGAGCTTTTTTTTGCAACAAAAATGCTGATATTGATACAAATCACAATTGAGCGTAATATATAGTAGTAAGGCAACTGGGAAAGTGGTGATTTCCGGGAGCTTTAACCACTTTCCCTCCCGGAGATTTCATGTCATTCCCAGTTGCCAACATTTCAACGTCAGACATGCTCAAGACCGAGATTAAAAAGGTCTTGAGCATGTCTCGTCTTCCAAGAGACCTTACAACAGCATACTACTTCCTGCACATCTACAGGGAAACCAAGACAGATACCATGGATAATAACCTAAGGGTCCCATGCACTTCTATTCTTCAGCAAAAGCTTGGTCTCACGAACAAAAAAGTCTATGAGCCTTACTTCAATGCATTTATCCGTTTTACCAACAGCAGCTGGAATTCACTAAGCGGTAGAATGAGAGACGGAGAGTGGACCGAAGCAGCTCATAGTTTCTTTGGTTCCTTCTGCAAAGGAGTCTCTATTCCTTTAGACTTACATAGAAAGTTCTTCTTTGCAACCGAGGACTTCCCAAACATAACAAGAATAACAGATACCATGGATAATAACCTAAGAGAGAAGCCGGTTTGGGAAAAATGGTGTCGTCCATTTTATCATTCAACAGTTCGTTCTCCTCATCGTCGCTATCATTACCTTCAGTCTCTTAAAACAGAAGAGAAAAAGACTCTTTTCAAAGGATGTATCAACGTGGATATTGTTTCTTGTTTTCAATCGCTTTGGTGGCATGAACTTGGTGGAAAAGATTGCACGCTTCCATTTGCATATCTTCTTAACCCACTTTTAAAAGCTGACCTTCATTCAAAAATTGCGAATGATTTTTGTATTGAAGTGGAGGAAGATATAAAGACAATGCGTCAAATGCTTTGTAGTGATTATCGTAATGGATATCCTACTTCAAGTGGTCATGCTTGGTTTGACATCCTACGTCAAGGTGTTCAATCAGATTGTCTTAAATTTGGATTGCTAACAATGGGTTGGAAATTTGAAGAGACAAACTGCCACCGCGTCTTTACACACCTTGAAGGAATTGTAATCGAACGAATGAGAACTGTAGGAGATGAAGCTCTTCTTATGCATGACGGTGTCATTTACTGGAAGACAGATGTGGATGAATTAAAGAAAGCAGCTCATCCACATCTTCTAAAAGTAGAACAGTGGTAGTTTCTACGATTCTAAAATCTGAAATAGCTCCCACAACTGAAGAGCATTCTCATTATCAAGGTGAGAATGCTGAATCAGATTTTGAATCCACTTCTCTTTAGTCTCACATTCTGTCTCTGATAAATGAGACGTTTTTCGCAACTTCTTCGATTGAATCTTCGACACGGTCTATCCTCTTCGACATAGTTATGATGCTCTTTTCAAAAGACTTTCTATCATCAGCGTGTGATTCTAAAATTTTTCCTAAACTTCTTTCTTGCTGAGGGAGAAGATGTTTCACAAGAAACCAAAGAAAAGCTCCTAAGCAAATTAGGGAGACAGCTACGCCACTTGCTGGTCCTGCTATTGCATTAGAGATGAGTGTTAGAGTTTCAGTTTCCATCAGTCCTCCCAAATACCGATTGTAATCGTATGTTCCATCAGGACTTCTCCACCCTTCATCAGCGCTCCTCCGACGAAGTCCCAGACCCAAATTTCCTCGGTGCCTTCAATCGTAACGAAAGGCACGACTGAATCTGGACTGTAGCGTAAAACCCAATGAGGGGTCCCACTTCCTACGGGTGTAATTGTCATTCTGTAAGTTGTCATCGTAATCCTCAGGTATTCATAAAGCAAAAAGTTGCAAGAGCGCTGCCACTTGCAGCATCATCAGGATAGAATGTGAAGCCAGCAGTTGACCCACCAGACTGAATAGTTGTACGTGTTTTTTGTCCAAACCCGAAATGAACGCCTCTTAGGACAACAACAGACTGACCTCCACTTCCAGCAGACCAGTTGTACCAGTAAGCTACAGGAGGAAAGCTCATCGCTGAGATGTTTGCGCCTGTAGCTGGTAGTGCTGTTGCGCTCAGATAGTAGTTCGATGATGCGTTGCTGTCAGTTCCAAAAAGACGTGCATTGCTTCCACCTGTCATGGTTACAAACGTACGAGAAGTACTTCCACTTCCGTGCCAAAAAGCCTGAGCTCCAGTGTTCATTACTTGCGTAATCATTGTTACTGAAGTAAGACCTGCTCTTTTAAAGAAAGTTGGAACACCAACCTCAGCACCTCCAGTATTGTAGTCAGTGAAACCAGTGAGTGTTTGTACTTGACCAACGCCGAGGAGCGTATGAGAAGATGCTCCAACACGGTCAACAATCCAAAGTGCTCCATCACATAGGTAAAGCCAAGTAGCAGTGCAAGGAACAGGCAGTGTGAGCCAAACTGAAGACGTTCCGCTCTTATAGCGAGAACCAACATAGACGTCTGAGGAGGTTTCAATGTTGGAGAATGTCGGTGTTACATGAGCCGAACCACCGTCAGGACTAAAGAGCAGATACACAAATCCAGTGCTATTAAAAGAGCCACCGTCGCTTGTTGGAAAAGTTTTGTTTGTAGCTGTGTTTACCCTTTCAACAATCAGAATTCTGTAATCTTTGTACAAACTTTGCGTATTAGCAGGTTTAATCTCTACGTACTTAAATCCAGCAGCAGATGTTCCAGTCGCATTAACAACCCAGTTTGTAGATGCAACCACAGAAGCCTGAAGGGCATTAACAAGCGCAACCTGAGAAGTTGTTGGTGAGATGATTTGAGCTGCTGACATTTCCCAAGTGCATGGGCTACTAATGTTTGGCATCAGGGATACCCGCCTCCAGTTGTAGTATATAGCGACAGTGTTTTGACTTTTGGTTTGAAAATAGATGTGTAACTTACTGTCTCATCTACGTAAGAAGGTGGAACATAAATTCCACCAGCATCAGCGGTGTATGATGAGACGACTTTGATAGCGAATGCTCCTCCACCTGCGGCAGCAAGTTGAGCTTCTAAGGCAGTGATTTGAATTTCGAGCAGTCCAATCTGCGCATTCAGAGCTATTACGTCAAGCTCTAATTGAAGAATCTGTGCCTGAGCAATTGTTAAGTCACCTTGCACAATGAGAAGCTCAGCCTCCGTTTGAGCCAAGTCTGATTGAGCCTGAGTCAATTGAGACTGAAGAGAAGCGACCAACGCGTAATCAGTGAGGTCAACAGTTTTTTGGACTGTTGACACAACAACCGATGGAAGATTGTTAGTCCTCTCAGGTGCAGAGCCTCTTCCAGGAGGAGATGGAATTCCCCTCAGTGTCATTTACGCCTTCACAGCGTTCAGGATTGCTCGAAGGGTAGGACGACATACAGTCGCTGCAGGTGATGTCGCAGAGCTTTCATCATACCCAGCTAGTAGTGCTTCGACCTCTTCGTCAGTGTAACAAATCGTAACAACCAATCCAGAAGAATAGCTGTCGTCTGGGTTTGGAACCTCTGCGCCTTTTGCAACTGATGCAACTAACATTTGTATTCTCCTTAAGATAGTTTGGTAAGAGCATAACGAAGACGTACTGAGATGCTTCCACCTGTGGTTGCAACTGTGCCGTTACTGCCAACTAGAACTACAAGACCAAGCTGAGCACCATCGGCAACGTTCCATGTACCACCTCCCAGTCTGTTTGATACGTTACCAGTCGTTGCAGACATTACGCCAAAGCTTGAACCATTTCTAAACTTCTGCGGTGTGCCACTAAAACTACAGGTACCAATACCTTTTGTCATAGATGCAACAGTTACTGCAGTTCCAAGATTTTCTTCCCAACCACCGACGCCAGGCGTTCCTACAGCCGATGTGATAGCGTAGATTCCTGAACCTCTCATTGTTCCTAAGACTGTCGATGAAGGTGTCTGAGCTATGCCAACAGCGATACAGTACGAACGAACAAGACCAGGTGTCAAGTTCTCTACATACACTGTCATCGAGAATGCGTCGCCTGCTAAAACTGCTGTACCATCAGCGTAAGTAAGACCTGCTCTGTACTTTGGACCAGTAAAGTTAGCGCCTGAAAGAAAGCTGTTTGTTTCAGCACCAACCCCAATCGTTACAAGGTCAAACGTATGAACATCTGTTCCGCTGTTGTAGCTGTAACTGTTTTGCAAGGCAGCAGTGTCGGTGAATGTGTAACCAGAGCTCAGGTCACCGACACTTCTTAGAGGGTTTACTGCAGCGCCCCCGCTAACGATTGTTGGAGCAGCTGAGACGTTATTAGAGCTTGTATTTGCATTGCCTGAACCGGCCCATGCGTTGTTAGATTCAGGCATGTTATTCCTCGGTAGTTAGTTCAAGGCGACGAACGTTTGCTGTGCCTTGGTCAAGCTTCCAGAACAAGTGCAGGTTGTCCACAGTTATATCATTTACGTCATTATGACTGTAGAGGAAGTCAATTGCAACAGTAATGTTGCCTTCAGTTGCTGTAGTTATGCCTACAGAAATAGAAGCTGTTACATCGCCAACAACAGTTTCATTACCTGTTGCATCTCTGCAAAGACGAACTGTAAGTGTAGGTTTTGCAGATAGACCAGCGAGCGTATCAAGTTTGATGTAAAGTGTCCTGAGGAAGTAACCTCGTTGAGGACCGATTAGTCCACCGGTTCCTCCGCCAAGATTAGTGAGGTTATGCGACCGAGCGACATCATAAGCAGTTGTTGCTGCGATGTTGACTGTGTGTGCGCTGTTGTGAACAAATTTTCCTGATTTCGCCATTTTCTTCTCCTTCTACTTAGGCGTAGATGTTTTATTTAGGCTCTTGCTTTTGACCTTCTTTCTCAAGCTTTCTGATTTCATCGATTCTGTCACGACGCTTGTAAATCTCATCGAGATAGATTCTGCGCCTTTCACGTGCTGGGTCTGCCATGATTTTAGCTCTGATACCGTCAATCTCTGCTTTAAGACGTAATTTCTCACGATTAAGTTGTTCGATTCCGAGACGACCTTCAACCCTTCTTTCTTTACCACTCTCAATTCTTTCTGCGTAACCTTCGATGTCACCTGGCTTAGGAGCGATTTTTCCTTCTAGCATGATGCCGTCAATGTCTTTAACAAGCTTACGACCTTCTGCATCCTGAGTGATAAGATTCTTTAAACGCTGCTGTTCTCCAGAAAGCGTTTTAATTGGAGATGCAAATCCAATTTTGTATGCAAGTTTTGCTAATTCACCAGTAGGCCCAGGGGCAAATGATGTTGCTGCTTTGCCACCTTCTGCACCAATGATGTTTGGATAATCAGTCATGATTCTTCCAAGACCTACGTAGCCAGTCATGTTCATCATCAATTTATATCTGCTTCTTGATTCCTTACTAAGCATTGGATAGATGTAACCATCGATAGCGTCAGGGTCTTTGCTTCTTACAGGAGTAATTTGTTCGCCAGTAATGGCTTCAAGAATATCAGACACTGAGCTTCCAGTGATGTCTGCAAGCTTGTCATAGATGAAAATGTGTTCAGCAGGAATTTTATCCATTTCTGTATCTGCAGATTCTTTGAACAACATTGACTGACCTGGCTTCATCATGCCAGATGCAACACCAGCAATATCTCCACCAACAAGGTTGATAAGCATTTCGATTGCAGACAAGGTTGAATCTGGAGGAGATGCAAGCATTACGCCTTTTTCACCTACGTCTTTAGTTCCGAGCCTACCAAGCATAACCCTTGTTGCAGCAGTTTCTGGAGCCCACTTACGCTCATTTGGGTCAACAAGCATCTCTTCAACACCGCGCTTAAATTTAGCAGTGTTAACGATTCTCTTCCATCCATTAGGAGTGGAAAGATTCTTCAGAAGGTTTACCATGTTGCCACGTGTGAACGAGTAGAACAGAAGTAGCTTTTGAAGCTGAGCTTCTGAATCTGTGATAAGTCCTTTGTCATACATGCTTTCACGTGCAAGCTTAGCTGCATCGTCGATTGTTCTACCTTCTTTTAGTGCGCTAATGGCAACTGCAGTTCTGAAAACTGCGTCTTCCTTTTCAGGCGTAGAAAGAGCCCAATCAATTGCTCTTTTTAAAGAACCAGACCTTCCTTCAGCAACTGAAGCCATTGCAGTCCTTGCTTGTAGTGAGGGAAGGTCTGCTTTAAACACAGACTGACCACCTCTTTCTCCTATGATTCTGTAGAGTTCGTTTGCAGAGTACTTTCTGCCAGCAGGGTCTGTAACGATTGTTGTTCCGCCTCTTGCTGTATCAGCAAGTCTTGTTACTTTCAACGAATCGATAAAAGAAAGCGGGTCAAGAATTCTTCCAGTTGTTGAGTAGATAAGTCCTGGAGCTCCGATAATGTTTGCGCCGTGGAATCTTGGTGCAGCAGTTAGAACGAGAGTGTAGAACGAAGATATCATAGCGTCATAAATCGAGCCAAGTACAGACATTGCAGTAGGGTCTTTGTGACTTTCACTGATTAGTCTTGATAGCTGAGCCTGAATGGAATTAGAGCTTCCAGAATTTAGTGAAGACCTAATCTGGTTAGCTACTTCTTTGCCGACAAGAGCATCAACGTTTGCAGCAAGTGATTCGTCTTCAAATGCTTTTCTAACAATACTAGTGACATCATCAACTGGGTTTCTGATTGGGTCAAAGCGGTTGTTGCGCATAATCTTTCTTGCTGCGCCATCAGCTTCAGCAATAAGTTTAGACACAGCTTCGGGACTTGCACTTCTTCCAGGAGCGATTCTGTTGAAACGTTCAATTGCAGTAAGCGTATCAAATACTGGGTCAGTCAATAGCGCATGAACGTAATCAGGCATAAACTTTTGCAAAAATGCACCAGGACTACGAGTTCTTAAAATTCTTTGAAGGTCTGCTTCATCAACAGGAACTGGCATTGGTCCTAAAATATCATCAACTGCGCTAAATAACCCTGCGCTATATACTGATTCTCCATCGCTATTTACTATTTTATTTAAGGATTCTCTAATTGCTTTTGCAGATTCTGCCTCATAGTAAGATGCAACTAGAGTTTGTGACGTAGAATCTCCTTTTGGAGATTTAATCTGTGATGCTGGAACTTTTAAGTTTGCCGCGTCACCAAGCAAGTCTTTTGCATCTTTAACAAGCTCGTTCATTTCACGATAGAAAGTAGCTGGGTTGTCTGCTACACGAGATGATGCAATTCTTGCAAGCTGCTTGAGTCTATCACGACCAACCTGCGACCACACATCAGTTGATTCACTGAGCTTAACGCCTTTTAGGACATCAAAAATATCATTGACATAAGCTTCTTGGAAGAAGTTTTTATCAACAGCAAGCTTCAGTGTATTTGCGATTTCGTCTCTGTTGAATCCTTTAGGACCAGCGATAAGATATCCAATCGCTTCTTCTCTAGTCAAAGAAACACCTTCAGGAACGTTATATGCGCTTCTGAAGGTTGGGTCTTTTAGAATTTTTTCTAAATCACCACGCAGTCTTTTATCAAGGTTTGAGACGGTTCCAATAACTTCGTCAACGAATCCTTGCTGAGACGCTGTTAAGACTTCTTTTGGAATATCTAGCCCACCTCTTTTTGCAATCCAGTTGCGAAATTGTGGAGCTGAAAGGTCTCTAACTTCAATTGGCTTTGCAAGTTCTTTTGATACGATAGGGTTGAGCTCAGCAATGTCTGCGCCTTTTACAACTTTGAATTTTGCAGCTGATTCTTCAATACCAGCGTCAATAAGTGCTCTAAGGTCTGTTGAGCTGATAAAGTTGTTTGAGAGTCTTCCGCTAATCTCAGCACTTCTTTCAGGACTAAGAAGACCTTTTGTTGACAACCTACGTAGTTCACTTGAAATTACTGTTGGGTCAGTAACATTGAAACCTTGTCTAACGACTGTTGGCGCAACGGTATCACCTGGGCGGTTTGGAAGCTGCTGTCTTCCAAAGCGATAATTTTGTGAGCTTGTAATCTTTCCAACTTCTTTTGCAAAAGGAGTAGAACGATAGTCAGCAATTATTTTTTTCGCTTGGTCACGTGTTGCGAATACTTTTGGAGTAACAGAAATGATTCCACTTTTTAGCACTGAGTCTTTGGTTGCTTCAAATACGCCTCTACGAATAGCATTGTCAGAAAGTGCCTTCTGAGTAGCGTTGTAGAGAGCATCGTTTGTTTTTAGCTCATCAAGAATCTTGAATCCTCTGATATCAGAAACTACAATCGATGGGTTTCTTGTTAGAGCTTCGCCAACTGCGCTACGAATATCTTCACGAGTTAGTCCAGGTCTACCACTTGCAGTTCCGCTAATCGCATCATCAAGTGCTTGAAGCTTTGCATCTGCAGCTTTTAGGACTGACGATTCTGAGATTCTCGCAACGTTAGGAGTTCTTGCACGACCGGCTCCAAGAACGCTTGTTGCCTCATCAGCAAGTTTTTCTGAGATTGCAATTCGAATATCACCAGGCTCTAGCTTTGGAATCTTTGCAAAAGATGCAAGCTCATTAAGTGTGCTTAGCGCTGGATTTTCGAATACAACTGCTTTACCAGCTTCTTTAAGTCCTTGTGACGTAGCAAATGATAGCGGCTGTTTGATTCCTGCAGCCTTTGCAGCAGCTGCTGCTCCCATTCCAACAGCTCTTCCTCTATTTGCAGCGATAAGAACGTCAAGTGATGGGTCAAGTAGGTCTGCTGCAAACGCTCCTGCTTTGTAGATATCACCAAGAGTAATAGAGCCAAGAACTTTGTCTGTGTTCAATCCAGTTATATTTGCTACGTCTGAAGCTTCGCCTACGAAACCACGACCCTCAGCAATGTTAAGAAGAATTGGTGAATCTTTGTAAGCCTGAGGACGAGCTCTACGTCGGGCTTCCTCTACAGCCTCTTTTGTTTCACCGGTTCCAATAAATAGCTCTGGGAATACTGCGCCTGCGATTGCGTTAAGAGGCGCCATTGCAGAACGAAGTGCATATCCAACAGAAGATTCACGCTGAGTACCAAACGCAGTTTCTTCACTAAAGACGCCTGGCGTTGTAAAGCGGTCAGGGCTAGCTAGTCTTTTTTCGACTTCTGCAGGATTTGTCCACCAAGGAGTTTGTACCTGAGCAGCAGCCATACGTGCAATTTCCGCATCTTTATCTGCACCAGAAAGTTCGCGAGTAGTAGTAAGAGGACGAGCGCCACGAATTCCTTCAACAGCCTCAGTTTCAGTGACAACCAAAGGCTTGTCTTTGTATTCATCTCTGATTCTCTTTTCTGCTTCTCTTCTATCAGCAGCTGCAAGCGTTGCGATATACTTTCCTTGTCCTGGTGTAACTGAAGGAACGCCTTCTCCAGCCTTTACCTGCTTAGAGAATGCAAGGAAGAGAGGGTCCTGAGGACCTTCTGGCTTGTAGTCTTTTACATACCCTTCCTTGTTTCCAAGAACGCGTGGAACATCCTTAATTTCTTCTACTGTTTGTGTCCAGATTTGCTGAAGGAAATCAGGTGAGAGTGCTTGCTTGTTTCTTTGTGCTTCTGATTTTGCTCTAATAAGATTCGTGTTGTATGCAGATTGAAGTGCAGCAATTTGTGATGCTGCATCTCCTGGTGTTAGACCATCATCAAGAAGTTGTTCGTTGATTTTTGTGTAATCAGGACCAGCTCCAATGATGCCAGCATAGCCAGGTTCAAGCGCTCTTGCCCTCTCAGTTTGTACTGCACTTTCTGGAATGACAGTTTGTGGACGAAGCGCAGTTCCAAGAGTTGCAGGTTGACGACTGACAGCTGTTGGAGGAGCTGCTTTTATTTTTCCAGCACCAAGAACCGCGCCACCAACCTGACGTTCAGAAAGTTCACCATATGGAGACGTAACTGGAGAGAGGTAGTCTTTTTCAAATTCCTGTTCTGCTTGGCTTCTAGCAACAGGTTCAGTGATGCCACTTTCTTTTAGAACTTCTGTTCTTTGGTCAACATAAGCAGCTCTTGTGTTTTCTAGTTTTTGCGTTGCTTGTCTACTAGCAAGTGCTGCATCGTCAATTGCTTTTTGTTTCTTTTCTTCTGACGTAAGAATGCCGACGCCAATTTCACCAAATGCTTGCTGAGCTGCCTGAGCCATTGGCATACCTCCAGCAATTAGTTCTTGCGCTCTTGCTTTAATTTTAGCTCGTCTTACAAGTTCTCCAGGCCCAAGACCTTCACGTCCTTTTGGGACTTGAGTTCCAGTGATTTTGATATCATCAAGTGATACAGATGTGTCTTGAGATTTGGTTTGAGGTGCCAATTTGTAATCCTTATGCCTGTGGCTTTGTAAGACCGCTTTCGAGCATGTCCTTTGCTACTAAGTATGCATGAGCCCTTTCTCTTACTTTTGGTTCATCTTTGTAGAATTTTGCAATTTCGTCAAACGTTAGCTTGAATTTATCACCCTTTGTTGAGTTTAGTTCATAAATCTGATTGACAAGTTTCACATAGTCAGGAGCTGAATCAGGTGAAGTAGTTTTTGCAAGTCTGGCAAACTGCTTTGGTTTATCAGCAAGTTTGGCTCCTTCTGTTGCAATCTTCATTGCATAGAGCTCTCTCCTCTGAGGAATTGTTTTACCAGAGCGTGGTGTCTGAACTTTTTGAACAGCACCTTCGTACCAAGCACGTGCTTCTTCTTCGCTTAGACCTGAGGTTGTTTCTGATTCATCTGTCCACATTTTGTGGACTTCCTTCTTTTCTTTGTCAGAAAGTGGAAGAAGGACATCTTTACCACGAGAGTCTTTAGTGATAGGAGCGTAGAACTGATAGAGTTCTTTAGCGCCTTCTCCAGGAAGTGGTTTTCTTCCACCAACTTTTACAAGGTCTTCGGCTTCTTCAAAATCTGGCACAATTTCTGGAGGAGTAGGTTCCATCCGAATTGGAGGAACGACACCACCTCCGAAACTAATCTCTTCCTCTGGAATCACTGAAGGATTTGTGGTAGCACCAGGTAAAGGTGTAGGGGATTCCATTGGACTTCTTACTGGAGAAGGACTGAGAGCTTCTGGTGACTTCCGAGTGGCTACGTTGAGTCTATCAAGGCCACCACCTGGAGTTCCAAAGGTTGTAGTTTGACCAAAGCCTTCTCCCATTCTTTCGACAGGAAGACTAAACCCTCTATCACGAGGCATAAATCCGCGTGTTTGAGCCTCCTCAGCACTAACACCAAGAGCGTCAAGCTCAATCGCGCGACGCTGAGCTTCAGGAATTGAACTTGGCGCATTTAGGGGTGCTCGTTTAGTCCTGCGAATGTCCTCAAGCTCCATAAGTAAGCCTTCAGCCTCAGGACTGCCAAGACCAACACGGTCAAGCTCTCCTCTAACAACTGTTTCTCTATCAAGCGCTTCTGCCTCGCTTGCTACAGCAAAGTCATCACGCATTCTTCCGGTTGGAAAACGAGTTTCTTCTCTTGGCAGAAGAGCTGAACCGGGAGGAAAATCCTTCATTAGAAAGCCGGCTTTTGAAGCTGGTGTCGCACCAGCAGCAGTCATTCCTTGAGCAAGTCTTTCTCTTGCAAGGTCTCTTACCTTGCGTTCTTCGTCAAGTGTAAGAGATGGATTGTCACGTTCACTTTCGAATTTTGCAAAAGCTTCTGGGTCATCTGACCTTAGTCCGCCAGCTGCCTCAAATTCAGCAATTCTTTTTGCTGCATTTTGTGATTTGCGTCGGGTCGCTTCTTGAAGAAGAGCAGCTTCTTCTCTTGCCATTGTTTCGTTAATTCTGCCTGCAGCTCCGGCTTCATCAAATCGAGGAAGCTGACGGAGTGGACGACGTCCAATACCGAAACCGCCCTCACCAATTTGTGATTGGAAAGCTTCACGAGTTCTTGAAAGTATATCTTGTGAACCTGCAAGACCTCCTGCAAACTTTGCAAATTCTTCGCCAGTTCGAGACTGTTCTGCTTCTAAATCAGAGATGTACTTGTCGAGTTCATCCATTTGTCTGTCAAATGCTTCACTTCTTGTTTTATCAGAAGCAAGTTCACTTTCGACTGATGGAGCAGCGAGAGGCGAAACTTTGATAACATCAGGCTGCGTTCTGGTAACAACCTGAACTGTTTCTCCTGGAATAAGTTCACCAGTAAATGGGTCAAGTGCAGGAGAAGTTCTTGTAACAGTTTTGCCTTGTGTTGCTTTCGCAATTGAAAGATTTACACGTGCTGCTTCTGATGCAGAAGTTCCACCCAGCTTTACTTTTGACTGAAGCTCTCTTGCATCACGAATTGCACGAGAGATGTCTCTTTGCTTTTGCTCAAGAACATCGAGCTGAGCTTGCTTTGACATCTGTTCAAACTTCATTTGCTGAAGTTGAGAATTTTGTGTTTCTTCCCAAAGCTTCCATCGGAGGTCTGAGACAAGAAGGCCGTATCCCTTGCCTCGTGAGTCTGTTACTTTGGGAACGTCTACTTCTACTACGTAGACTGGGACACCACCAACTTGTCTAATCGCCATTTTATTGACCTCCCATCTTGCCGCCTTGAACGGCTGTCAAATACTTGAACACTTCAGGATTTGTAATTGAAAGTTCAATATATCCTCTTGCTTCATCAGGTGAAACACCAAGTGATTGAGATAGAGCCTGAACCGTTTGTGTAGAAGGAGACCTTGCACCAGCAAAAAGTCTCTCTTGTGCAGCAGTTGTAACACCAGCTTCTACACCAGCTCCAATAATGGCACCAGCTGCTGCCTGAGCTTCTGCTTGACGTTGTCCTTCAGCAGCCTGAAGTGCTCTAATTTCTTCTTCTTGTTGACGCTTGCGCTGAAGGTCAGCTGACATAATATCAGTGGAGATTCTTTCTTCAGCTCTTTGACGCTCTTCTTCTGCAAGTTGTGCTCCAAGAAGTGCTCCACCAGCGGTTGCTCCACCACTGCCAGCAAGCAATCTGTTTCTTTCAGCTTCGGCAGCTTGAGCAGCAGCTTGAGAACGACCTGCAAGCTGCCTTTCCATTAGCGCTTCTTCTCCACCTGTTAGCCCAAGAGTTCCTGCTCGTTGCTGACGCTGAAGAGCTTCGAGTCGAGCCTTGTTTTGCCTCTCAAACTTCGATGGAATTAGTTGAGGCAGCTGACCTGCGGCTGTTCCTGCCGTACCAGCTAGAATTGCTAACGTAATTGGGTCCATAAATCAAGCTCCTCTTAGATAAGTATTCATTCGTTCTCAGCCTTCTTCAACTTGGTATTTTTCGTCATAGAAGACTTCAAGTGTAAATTGGCGGGCACTTGCAAATCCAATCTCAACTTTAGGGTTGACAGCTACAAAGAATTGATAAGTTCCTGCGGGCAAATTCTGCACCATCCACTGAAACTGACACCATCTTCTGTTCTGGTTGAACGCATTCTTAGCTGCAGGTGTTCCAGTTGTGTAGTTGTCAGAACCTGGGTCTGTTGAACCAGCCGATGCAACTGCTGTTGTCTCCTCATAAGAATAGCATCGTGTCCCTTGAATAAACTGCGGCTGAGGTTGCGATTCAGTTGCGTACATAAGATAGACTCGACTGTCCCATTTTCCTTTAGTGTTCTGGTCATTTGAAGATGAAACAAGATTTGCACCAAATGTGAAGAAAATGGAACCATCATGCTCCATTACAACGGTGTCGCCACATTCATATAGAGACTGATACTGCTGAGAAGTTGCTGAAATCTGTGTCAGGTTGTTTGTTTTGGTATGAGCGGTCCAGTATGCTCTGTCACGTGGAATTGAATCGTTAAAACGACCCCAAACATCTCCACTTACAAATTGGTGATGGTTAGTGATTGGGTCAAGTTCTCCACGCTGAATATCGCTTGTGTCAAAAACGCCATCATCATAGTCAGCTTGAACTATGTCTTGATTGATATAAATCTGTGCAGAACTATCATTAGCATTTTGGTTTGTTGATGTAACTACGGTTCCGTCAACATAAGTGTAAGGCTTCACATAAGGCATTAGCGTTTTCCTCTAATAGCGTAAAGTTGGTGACGTTCAATCTGAAGCGTGTTCGTTGCATCAAACACCTTGCACTGAAGTTCGACAGAATTGAGTGTTCTAAGCTGGTCCTGACGATAGAGGGTAGAGAAAGCAAATGGCTGCCAGTTAATTTGTGCAGTTACCTGCCCACCTGCAAGAGCAAATGTTAGCGTTCCGTTCGTTTTTGTAGTGAAACTATACCCCCACTCGCCAAGAACGATAGTACCACCTACGCCACCAGTTGTGTGATTTAGCAGCAAACGGAATGCGTAGAAGTTTGGTTTGCCTTTGTTCGGTCCAATAAAAGGTGCTATTGCTGCATAGTCATAATCAATAGCTACATCATGTTCGCCAGTCATTCCGCTTGCTGCAAATCGGACAACTTCTCCGATATCAGGCGTATAGTTTAACGTAATTTGTGCTGGACTACCCAAGTATGTGATTGTCTGATATGCGGTGTTGTTGTAATCAGATGTTCCTGTTGGTTGATTGTATTGTTTGCAAGTGTTGAATACTGCCTGGCCTGTGTCATCTGTCTCAAGATGACGATGGGTTATCCAACCTGTAGCAGAATTATTTCCCTTGATATTCGCTGATGCACTTGCAAGGTCATCATATGGTGCATTCAACTGAGCAGCAGTTGGAATATCACCTGGCGAAAAAGTCTTTTTAGAAACTATTGTCATTGTATCCCTCTCTTAGGTTATTATCCATGGTATCTGTCTATCTTACTACGTTCCTGGTCCAGATGGTTGCTGAGTATACTTCAAACACAGAACCATGAGGCCGACCAGTTGTGTTATAGTCAGAGATTGACGAAATCCATCGAACATCTATCTTGATATTTTGTGAGCCACAAGGAATACTGAATGGGATTGATGAAGTATGGCGCTTTGGTGGAATTTCTCCAGTTCGACCAACCATTACATCATTTACGAATACGCCCCATTGCGAAACCCAGTCATGACCGCGAACTGCTTGGAAAGTAACAGGAGGGTCACCAGTAGTTGCAGACAAAGTGTCTGTTCCATGTGCCCAATCGATTGTTGCGCAACCTACAAGCATTCCTTCTCTTGCATTAAAGTTTAGTCCAAATTGCGAGAAACCACTGAAATAGTTGAGATTTTGCCAGCCTTTGCCCCAATCATCCGACTTTAGGTCAAGAACAAGAATTGGTGTGTAAATGTCTGTACCACCCTCAGACCAAGATGCTCTTCTAATTTGATAAAAACCTTGAGAAGAGAGGTCTTGTTCGAATCCTGTTACTGCTCCGCTCTGTCCTGTAAATGGAGCAGGGTCAGCAATATCATTAGTCTGAACGGCATACACGGGAAAGTTATTACCGTTCAGATTGCCGTTGAATTCATTGATAACCTTTTCGATGTTGTTGTTGAATGTCTGTGGCTTCGTTACCTCATTCTGATGAAGCGGAAGGTCAGTAAATACTTTCACTGTGGCTGCCCTCTTTGTAGGTTGATTCTCTGGTTTAGCGGGATTAGCGTTGCTGATGATTCGTAGTTTACGTCAACACCAAGAACGTGGAATGTTGTCTCTGAAGAGATTGTGAATTTGAACGTATCGACTAGTTGAGTATTCACGTCCCATCTTAGTCTCATTCTTCTTGGTTCTTGAAGCGCCTGTTTTCCAGGAGCAAAGTAGTTTTTAGATGCTCCATTATCAGCTCCAACAACTGGGTCTTCATTAACTGTAAATAGTTTCTCGCTTTTAGCCATCTTTTGATTACCAGCATCGTAAGTTACAAAGCTGTAGTCATTTTGCCATGTCAGATTTAGTTCAGTATCACCATACCCGATAATTTCCATTTCAACGTTAAATACACGATACTTAATGCTGTTGTCACCAAAATCAAACCAGTCAGACTGCCATCTACATTCAGGTTTTGCAACATTTGTTACAGTATAAACGTAAGAAGATTGTGTGATTGAAGTAAGCTCAAGTTCTTTACCCCATCCAGGATTGCCTGACCAGACATGAAGTCCAACAAGATAACCTTTTGGTTCGAGATTAAGCGTAAACGGGTCAGCAGTCCAAGTAGGTTGCGTTCCAATGATGATGTTACCTGTCGTGTCAGTTGCAAGTGCTGTAAAGGCCCACAAGTAACTTTCATCATCTGTTAGGGAATGTCTGAGAGAATATTGCCCACTATCTGTGTGGTAAACAATTCCTCTTGTTGCAACGGCTGAACCGTTTGGAACGTAATGAACCCAATATTCTCTTTCCTTAGATGAGTAGACAGCGACCGCTCTTGGAAGAGCAGCTCTATTGATGAGCGGAATTTCTTTAGCAAGACCATTACTGATTCGCTGAACGGTGATTGATGAACCACCATCAAGACCACCAGAAATTGCGTAGATTCCATCATAACCCATAAACACAAGACCGATACCGGGAACAAGTTTTGCTGTATTTACTGCTGTCGTTCCAATTTCTGGATTGAGCTGAGAAACTTGGTACATTCCGCCATTACCGATACGAACAATATCGATTGCTCTTTGTCTGAAGATGATTAGATTGTTGTAGTATGGAGAGATGCCGGTAATAGCTCCGCCTGCAGTGTTTCCAATGTCGAAGTAGTCGAATGCTCCGAACTGTTCAGGCAAGCCTTGCTTTGAGTAGATAATTTTTGTTGGGTTTGAGCTTCCACCACCAAGCCAAATTGAACTATTCCAAGTTGCTCCAAAAGAGAAGCCGTTCTGAATAGTTGCTGAATCTGCAATCGAAGGTGCCGTATCAACAAGCTGACCATCTGGAATGATGTCAACATAAAATTCAGATACGTTATCATTGATTTGATTTACGAGGTAATAGACAGCATCACCTGCACCTGCAACTGTATCAACGCGTTGGTTCTTTGTTCTGTAAAGACGTCTCGCAACAATTCCGTTACTTGCAGGTCCAGTAGGAAGATTGTTAATGACAACGCCAAACTTTCTTTGTGTTGCTGAAGAGTCAGTTTCCCAAGAAATTCCAGAAGGAGAAGAAAGAGGAGACTCTGAACCTGTGTCGGTAATGAATGTCATCTTCCAGTCGAAGTTGTTTGGTTCCGCAGCAGTAGCGAACCCAAGACCAATTGCTGATTTTGAGCTAAAGTTAGGGGCTGCAACACCTAAGTTGAGGTCATCTGTTCCATCGAGATAATCAGGCTGAATATCAAGAGGCTGAGGTGGTGGTGTTGGAAGTGTGAAACCAAAATCTCTAGTGCGCTCTCTACCGTAGAACCACAAGGGCTTATCATAACCGTTGATGATTAGGAGTCTGTTTGCGTAAGGAATAAATTGCGTACCTGGCTCATTTAACTTTGGAATATGTCTTCCATCAGCAATTAGAACCCAGTCATTGTAGAATGCTGCTACAGATGAAGAGCCTTTGTTTCCCCACCAGTAGTAGAGAGCTCCACCACTTTCTACGATGTAGTAGACCTGCTCAGTGTTTTGTTTTGCCCATACAAACAGTG